AGCACCCTTTACTAGACCCGCATCAAACTGGGTCGTGTCTTGACGGGTTAGAATAAGGTGTCCCGCCTCATCAACCTCGCCATCTACAATTGATGCAGCTTCGATCGCAAGCATTCGGTCTTTAGTTAGACCCGTAACAGTAGCCACTAGGCCTCCCTATCTAGAGTGAACTGATTTGGTACGTATCAACATCGGTATAGACGGCCGAGGGCCAGGCGATCTCAAACGACGTTGCATCGAGCATCTGAATAACGTCATCTGGCCCAATAGCCGTCCAAGTACCATCTGCATGATCGATGATAGTGAGGATTGCGTGCTGCTCGAATAGATCCAAAAGATCAAGAATATCGGGAAGACGTGCGTCACCGTCATCCGAGCCATAAAGTACAGCTTCGACTTCTGCAAGAGCTTCAGGATATGCGACCGTTGGGTCAATGATCAAATGAGCAGCAGGCTTCGCGCCTGGAATCTGTACTGGTTTGGTGCTGATTCCCCAGCTAAAAGGTGTAGCATCTAGTCCGCTTGAGTTTAACGTGTGATTATCCGCTGGGACTGGTATAGCCAGTGCATTGTAGACCAAGTGGATCTTGTACGAATGATCCGCCAAAATATCGTTACCGACACCTGTGCGGTAAGACAGACCAAATGCCTTCCTTCTTTGCTGACCGTAACTTCCGTCGTATTCCTCGAACTCGCGAGGGCAGGTATAGGCTTGAAGTACTGCAGCAAAGCTTGCGATTGTCTTCTGGTTCCGGAAAGGTACGCCATCAACAAAAGTTGGTTTAACTTCAACGGAAGGTTCTTCCTTCACATTGATAAGACCATTCCACGCGATGCCGGGGCCGACTTGAGGGTAGAAAACCCCGCGGTCGACCCCGGCTTCGTAGATCCGCTCGCCAGTGGCGTTCCAATTAAGTCGCGCCATGACGATGGCCCCCTTTCAAATACTAATCATCGACCAGCTTAGCCAAATCGACTACTGCACTCATAGTACGCCGAGAAGCCTTGTACAAAGCCTTGACGTATTTGGCTGGGCTACTGTTGATTGTCGGATTCGATACCGTATCTCCAGTAGCCACATCAGTAAAATCGGTATCGAGTAGGTCGCGCTCAGATTTGACCTCTGTGATGACGAGTTTTACAGCAGCTTTCAACGTTTCAAGAGCGAGACGGGAAGCTTCTTCTGATGCTTGATTATCAGCCACAGCGTTCTCATTATCGTCATAAGGTCTGCGAGCAGATACGATCTCGACGCCTTGCTCGTCATACTCATGATACCAACGCGGTGGGAAATCGGCAGTGCCATCTCCGACATCGTCCCAGAACTGACGAAGAACACTATCAACATAATTGTGCGAACTCATAGTACTCCTTACGCGGTCGGAATAAGATCCAGAACAAGGGTTATAACGCGCTTCCCAGAATCACCCTCGATAGTTCTTGGACCGCTGACTGGATTATAGGCAATTGGATTAGGCGCTGATCCAGACATTGAAATGCCCTCTAGACGAGTTTGTGCACGCGTCGCAGCGACATGCATGGAGGACAACTGCCCAGAACTCAATCGACCAGGAAAGTCACTGACAGGCCCCGCACTCGCACCACCAGTCACTAGTGCATGCGTCGTAGTGGCCGTGTCGCCCATGACCATCATGTAATATCCTGGACTTAGATCGATCGGTGTTCCAGGAGTAATCACGGTACCATTCGATGTCACATCACCAGCAACGGATCCGAAGTCATGCAGTAGCGTGTCTGGTACCGATCCAAAACTGCCTTCTTCGTAAAGCCAGAGCTTAATAAGATTTCCAGATTCACCTGCAGTCGAGATTCGAAACGAAATTGAACGAAGTCGACAGGGCGACGAGATATCAAAGACAATCACGTCAGGATTGTCAGTCGAAAGGGCCGTGGTGCCATTCGCACCATTTGGTGAGACTGCGTATCGAGGCGCTAGTCCTCCAGCTACGAGTCCGACTGGTTCTCCAGCACCAGATGAACCTCCAGTTTCAGGAACATAGATCTCCCATGCCGACCACGCATTCATCGACCAGCTAGGCGAGTCGTTGCGATAACGACGAATCTCATCGACACTACCGTCGAGGTTCGGAATCCAAACTTTCTGAACCTGTGTCGAATAATAATCAGCGTCGTAAGTACCGTGACTTTCATACCAGAGCTCACCACCACCCCAAGCATCGTATTTAGCAATGCCCGTGAGCGTACCTAGGTTACCAGCTGCTCCTGCATTGACTAAGCCTGCTCGAGAGTGGTTAGCAACCACAGTATCCAGGTCCGCCCAAGCGGCAAGGTTGTTCAATGAGCGAGCGTCAACATATAGTTTGCTTGTCAACTCATAGTTGTCAGTTGGGATGTTGTTCCCATATAGCTTACTTGACCAGTCTGTCCACGAACCAAAGCCTGACTTACGACGTGCGAGGGTCATTCCCGTTGGGAGACCAGTAGACGAACCGCTTACAACCCACTGAGTGAGAATATCGACACCGGAGACTACTGTAGCCTGTGTACGCACGAAGACGATACCTGATTCGACAGTTGTCGGGAATCCAGTACCGAAGTCTACACCCCAATTCGCTCCCGTTGGTGCGAGGATGATGCCGTCACGAGTCGTTGTCTCCGCAAGAAATTCAGCAGAGTCGGCGTACGTATAGACCCCACTCTCCCCATCTGCGATAGCGTTTGTGACGAAAGCAGTTGTCGCAACTGACGTATCATTACTACCAGTAGTCGGAGTAGGGGCCGTCGGTGAGCCCGTAAGAGCCGGACTATTGAGCGGCGCCTTACCAGCAAGCGCATCCAACATCGTGGTAGCGAAGTTCGGATCGTCACCAAGAGCCGCAGCCAACTCGTTCAGCGTGTCCAACGTGGCCGGAGACGAATCCACAAGCAACGCCAAAGCAGCTTTTACGAATGCCGTACTCGCAGCCGTTGTATCGTTGGACGCTGTCGCCGCAGTAGGAACCTGCGGAACTCCAGTAAACGTCGGACTTTCGAGAGCCGCCTTCATAGCGAGAGCGAGTGTTAGCTCCTCTGCGCTAATCTTATCGGCAAGACGAGCTACGATCTCGTCGGCTGTCAAGCTTTCAATTAGTGCCATAGCTCCTCCTTAGTAGCTGGTCTTACTCGTGAATATAGAACTCACCACGTGAGTACGCCTTGAGTGCTTTCGCATAATGGTCTGCGAAGTACCGACCGAAGTACTGGTGACCTGCGAGAGACCAGTGAACTGCGTCTGATAGGATAAACTGATCTCGGTTACCGTTCGAAGCAGGAGCAGCGACAGTACCCGTACCGTACAGAGGCGAGATGCGGGCGAAGTCGATGCTGTTGAATCCCGAAGTGGTCGTGTCTTTCACGCACACATAAACGCCACCCTGATGGGTGACACGGTCGCCGATGACATAGCTTCCGCCAGATGACCAGGCAACGGCGTCTTTTGTCATGAGCGGATCCACCCAACCGATGACATTCTTGTCCGAATACTCCATCGCCGCAGAACGCACCGCATCCGAGTTCGCGCGGACCGCAGCGCCCAGAGACGAAGTGCCACCAGTCGGGTCGGGACCTGACACGAGGATCACTGCTTTGCTGTTCGCCTGCCAAATCGCCTCGAAACACGTTTGCGCTCCTGCTTGAATAATGGCTGCCGATTCTGGATCATCATTCACCGACCCCTTGAAGTGGTAAAAGTCAATTGAGTCGTCTTCCATAGCCGTGATTCGATCAACATGTGTAAACGGTTTGGTTCCATTGACGTAGCCAGTACCACCGACGGCGTTCATGATCGGCTCCCACCCAAGAAGTTTCGCAGTGTGGCTCAGCCATGTTCTTTGTGGGATAGCCTCTGCTGAGCCTTCCGTAAGAGAGTCGCCGACAGCCATGAATCTGACAGGGGATCGATACGTTGCCTCGATGGAATGTCCAGCAGTAACTCGAACGGTCTTCAATTGCAACAGGTCGCTGTATACCGTAATCCGGTGTGACTCCACACCAGGGAACGTGATCAGAAGACGGCATGTTGCCGCAGACGAGGCTGCCCAAGCAACGGGGGCCGCTGTGCAGGGCTGATCGTCGATCCAGACCCAGTAGTACCCACCCGTAGACGCCGACCGCCAGAAGAACTCGACGACGTCGGATGTGATTTCGCATGATCCACCGTAGGACCCACGGTCGTTCGAGTACGACTCCATGGCAAGGTTTGTGGCGTTCCACTTCGGAACCATCCCGAGCATCGTAATCGCCTGCTCGGAAGTAGGACGAAGCTCCTGCGGGGTACCTCCGATAGTGGTCGATCCGGTTTGTGCGAAAGCTACCGTGGGTGGCGCTGAGTGCACTGAAGGGAACGCAACCGTATGCGGACGTACGACAGTGGCCGAGATCAACCTAGAGATAGCCAGCGTCTCCGTTGCTTTCGTAGCAAGGCGAGCTATGATCTCGTCAGCAGTCAAGCTTTCAATTAGTGCCATAGCTCCTCCTTAATATGTGATTGTGAACTCGCCGTTTTCGTCGGGCTCAGACACCGAAACATGATCGATTTCGAAGTTGGTCTCAGAGAGACTCGTAACCGCATCACCCTCAGCCTGGTACCAACCATTGCCGAGGTCCGTAATAGCCAAAGACTCCACATAGCTGTTCATGATGTCGATGAGCTCTGTCGGAGTGGGCAAATACGCCTCATTGTCATCCGAACCATACAGAATATCTTCGATCTGAACCATTAGATCGAGAGGAGTATACCGAGAATCGATAACGAAATGGGCGGTAGGCTTGAGACCACTCATCTTCGGCGGCGTAGTAGTGATCGACCAGCTGAGTCCGACTGGTGTCGATGAACCACTAGTCGTCGTCTGATGGTTCCGCTGAGCGGGCGCTGCCAGAGCATTGTAGACGATATGAATCTTGTAGCCATGATCAACACCCTCAGCGTCATTACCGACGAGAGTGCGATATGACAGATTGAACGAAACTCGAGGCTGCTGTGTGGCGAAAAGTCCGTTGTGGATACCCTTCGTCCCCTCGCAGGGAGCAAACTCGATAGGACTTGTGTATGCCTCAAGCGTGGCTTTGTACTCTTCCACAGAAGCCACGTTGAGGTATTTGTAGCCATCGACGTAATATGGCTGCGGCTCTCCACCGGTAGGCGACTCGTTTACGGCCTTAAGACCGTTCCAAGGAACACCATCTTGTCCGGAGAGATAGAGAACTCCACGGTCAACACCTGCTTCAAAGAAACGTTCGCCGTGGGAACCCCAGGCAAGTTTAGTCATGACGGAGATCCTTTCTATCCACGGCCACCAGCTGCTGCGCGACGTTGCTCCATAAGAGCGCGACGGTTAGCAAGGTCGTTGCTAGTGGGGGCCTTCTTCTTCGTGTCGGAAGCGGCCTTATTCTTTTCATTGATGGTCTTAACGAGTGTGATCAGTCGATTCAGATGCCAGTATTGGCATTCCCAGTCGATCTGAAGTGCGGTCATCCAATGGTAGATGATCTCAGCCGTAACAGTTTCGGAACTACCAGCACGTGTCTGGCCAGTCTCTCGGAACCACGTAGCAGTCATCTTCGCTTCGATGTATTGATTGATCGCATGGAGGTTCTCATCAGTTAGTCTGTGAAGAACCTCCTCGGGAATTTCACCGTCAAGCGACATCGACTGAAAGTAGTCGAGCACTTCCTCGGTGGTCTTGGAGTCGCCAGTGAGGAATGGTTTCTCCCATTTTGACTCCCATTTTGAAAGCGAGACCAGGGAATGCTCGAGATGCAGCACAGTGTCGTCGGTCGTGACAAACTCTTGAGTTTCGTCGTTGAATGACTCGACGCCTGGAACTGTAATTGTAAGCATTCCCTGGTCTCCTTTCTAGTTGCCGACTTACGGAAGCTCGAAGCCCCAGTCGGTGTCCGTTGCCGGCGGGAACTGATAGCCGGGCAGAGGCTGAGCCTCAACGATGACGTCCTCCGTGATGGTGACGACGCCGGTGACGATCTCGCCGTTGATCTTGTAGACGACACCGGTGACCGTCGGGATGGTCACATCGTCATCGACCTGAGTCGGCTTAGTCGGAACGACCACCGTGATCGCACCCGAGAAGAATGCGAAGACCTCTGCGGGGAGAGGAAGACGGGGGTCCTGGCCAGCAGTACCGTACAGAGCGAGCTTGAGGGCTGCGAAGCCATCAGGATCGACCATCGTGGAGTCAGCGACGATGTGGGCGGACGGCTTAAGACCGGGAACCTCAACGGGAGTCGTAGTGAACTCCCAGCTGAAGGTGACTGCCTCGGGCGAGTCGTTGACGGTCGCACGCGTCTTCTCCGAGGGAGAAGCAAGTGCCCCGTATACCAGGTGGATCTTCTCGCCGAAGTCCGTGCCCAGAAGGTCGTTACCGATGAGGTTGCGGTAGGACAGTCCGAAGGTCCGACGCGACTGTTGAGCAACCGAGATGCCTGGATACGGAGTGGCCGTACCGTCGCACTGGTCGAACTCGACAGGCGAAGTGAACGCCTCGATAGTACCACCGAACTCCTCCGTCGAAACGAGGTTCAGGTACTTGATGTTGTCGGCGTACTGAGGCGAAGCCTCGGCACCCGAAGGGGACTCCGTGACGTTGACGAGACCGTTCCAGGCCACACCATCCACGTAGTCACCAGTCGCATCGGGAAGGTAGAGGACACCATGGTCCACACCGGTCTCATACCGGCGCTCACCTACCTTATCCCACATGAGCTCTGCCATGTTACTTCCTTTCTAGAAGTAAAGAGAGAAGTAGTAGTGATTGAGATTCTCAACCACTTCAGTTCGGTTCATAGACGACCTTGGAAGTCGTCCGATCTTGCGCCATGTCTCGTCATCTGGATCGCGACAAATAACCACGACTTGCCATTCAACGAGTTGGTTGTACGCAAGGTTGTCTGCCCAATCGGTATCCAGACCATCTACATTGTAGACGATCGCAGGATACGACATCGTGATATTGCTTCCCGGCTGGAAATAGACTTCGTCTGTGCCCAGAAGTGACTCAAGAAGAGTCTGTAGACTAAGCCTTGGGGCCATTCCAAAGTCCTCCCAACCGAACAATCAGTCTCGGGTGGGCAACATCAACATTTGCAACTTTCCAAAGCTGACCCTGCCACGAGATATACCGCATTTGATGGACATGTCGTGCATGATATGCACCGGCTACGACGCTGATAGACAGGCCGACTTTGAGATCGTCATTGACTTTCCCACCTTCGTCCGGTCCAGACGAGGGCCGGAGGACGTCACCGCGGAATTTCTTCTCAACGATGACGTCCTCCACAACCCCCGGGCGGATCTTCGTCTGTACACCGTAGCCGATAACACCGGAGACCCGCATGACTTACCTACCTTACGGGGTGTAGGTCCACTCGCGCGTGATGTTGTAGTCGAAGTAGTAGCCCTCGTCGGGAACTGCAACGACCTCGGTGGTGACCGTGATGACCACGTCGCCGGTGACCGGCTCATCGTTGATCGTGTAGATCACGCCGGTGGCGGTCGGGATGGTGATGGTGTTGGTACCACCATCGAACGACGGGCTCGTCGGCGTGGCCAGCGTGCCAAGAGCACGACGGATCACGATCGCCGAGAACGGCTTCGTCAGCGCACCCGAGAGACGAGTCTCCATGAGGTACTTGTGCTGGTTGAAGTCGATGTCGAAGTCCTCGAACGAGGTGAGCTCGCCACCCTTGTTCGTACCGATCGAGTAGTCCTGCAGGTTCACGAGGATCGCGAAGAGGTTCTCCGTGTCATCGATGATGTCCACGGTCACGATCTCGTCGACGCGGAGCTTGTCCGCGAGAACCTTCTCGGTCTCGTAGAGCGGCCGGCCGAACTTGTCCTCCTCGAGCATGATGTCGGTGAGGAACGCGTCCGAGATGAACATCGTGGGCTTGCCAGTGCCGCGGTACTTCGACCGAGCGCGGATGATACCCTTGACAGCGTCCTTCGGGGACACGTTCGCAGCCAGGTCGGCCTTGATCGCGTAGAAGTCCGCGTCGTTGATGATCGAACGGATGCCATCGCCCGAGTTGGCGCCGGCGGGGTCCTTGATCTTGTCCTCGGACAGGTCCGAGCGACCGTCGCCGAAGAGGATCGCGCGAGCGAGCTCCTCCTCCAGCATCATGCGGATCTCGGCCTTCAGCCACGCCACGACGTTGATGTCGGTGATGTCGATGTCGACGATGTCGTCGCGGTCGAGCTTCTGCTTCTTGTAGATCGTGGTGGGACCAGTCGTTCGCTTCATCAGCTTGATGACTTCGTCCTTCTTCTGGTTACCCTTGATGTAACCCTTCGCACGAGCCTCTTCCTCGGTGATGTCGAAGACGATCGACTTGACCTTGGAGAAGGGGATGTGCTTGGTGCCACTGAGGACCTTGGGGACCCAGCCCATGCGACGCGAATAGACCTCCGGCGCACCGATGGTCTTGGCGTCCGGGAAGAGCGTCTCGATATCGGTGATGCCGTATTCGTCCGCGTGCGCGATGACTGCCTGGTCGACAGCCTCCTTGAACGTGCCGAGCTTCTTGGCGCTCCGCATGATGTCCGCGAAGTCAGCGTGCGTCAGCTTGCCACCAGTGGTGACCTCGCCCTGCTGCTCGAAGAGGTTGTGAGTGGGGCTCATGTGTTCGAATCCTTCCTTGATCTTGGTGTCGACGTGCGCGAGAACGTCGTCGATGTTCACGGTCTCGGCGTGCTCTGCCGAATCCGAGGCTTCTTTCTTGGCGCGCTCCACAGCGTCACCGAGCATGTAGTAGACGACGGCCTTCTCGGTCTCGTCCAGTCCTTCGAAGACTTCCTTGATGGTCTCCGCCGAAACTTCGGCGTGTTCCAGGGTCTCCTCTTCCTTGTTACCCATGTCATTCTCCAATTCGAATGTGTCCGAGTGCTCGAGTTCGAGACCCGTGTAGATGATCGCCTCGTCGAGGGTGTGAATGCTATCTCCATGGAGCATGTTCACGTTCTCAATGAAAGCACCTGGGTTGGCGCCGGCAGTAACGAGACTGACTTCGATGATGTTGCCGTGGAACACCTCTTTACCCGATCGAGTTGCACGCTCGGTAAGGTTGTTGGCGTAAATCGACAAAGAAACGATGTCTTTGTGCTGAACGGCCTTCTTCATGTGCTGGCCACGCTCGGACTCGTTGAAGAATCCGTACGTGTAAACACCGAATGCGCGATCTTCCAGCGTTGCGTGACCCAGGATGTTCTCTGGATCTTTGTGCTGGTGCATCCAGACGAGCGGAACAGTCACCTTGTCCATGTGCTTGAAAGCACCTGACTTGATGGTCCGACCGTCGGTGCACTTCAGATCGTTCTTCGTTGCCCAGCCGCTGAAATCGGGCTGCTGGTCTCCCATTTTGAAGGGCTCCCTTCTAGTTTCTATCGAACCTGATCTTTACACTCCTTCAGCGGTTGCGTCAGGAGTTTCAGAAGTCGCACCCGTTCCTACTGGGAGTTCCTTCTGAGGCATGTTGGAATTGATGAGCTTGTCTGCCTTAGGATCGTCGGAAGGACGGAAACCAAGAAGTGCACGCGCCTCATTCGAACTGAGAACCTCATTGCGGAGGAGCTTGTCGATGAGCTCAGCCAGGTCGCCAAGCGGAACAAGCTTGAACGGATCAGCCAAGAAGTCAACTACCTGCCCTTGTGTCCTCGCCGTCTTGGTGAGGAAGGTACGGGTAAGCGCTTCGGCGAATGCCCGAAGAACAGGCTCGAGAGTTCGGTTCCGGTAGTTCAGGATCGTTGCCTCATCGGCAGTGCCCTTGAAGACCGTCTCGTCCAGACCGAGCTGAGCATACAACTGTCCCATCAGATACTCGATCTGTTTGAGCATGTTGTTCTCTGCTGGTCGGTTGAGCTGCGTGATCTTCTCGGTACCGTCAGTATAGGCGATCCCGTATTTGGACCCCTTAAGCTGGGTCTCGATCTGGTTGCGTCGAGATTCGGCCTGTTCCCTCTTTGTGTCCGTCTTGATCGTGTATGGAAGCTGGATAATGAGGTCGAGCTTGCCCGACCCTGCTGCCTCATCCACCGCATCCAAAAGCTGGAGCTTCCGAATGACTCTCTGAAGAATCGAGTTAGGCTCATTCATCACAGAGTAGAATGGATTTTCTACGATGGCGACTAGCCGCTTAGGGAGCATCAGCTCCTCTCGCGCACCAGTCTTCTGATTGTACACCGATACACGAACAAAGCTCGGATACCAGGCAGTGATCTCACCAACTCTGAGCTGGCGAATATCGTAACCACCGGTATCGTTCGGATTCTTGTCAGTTTCGATAGGAACGATCGCAATAACACCCTTATCGAAGAGCGTCATAGCCATATCGAGCCGGAATGCGGTTCCTGCCTGGTCAAGGTTAGCTTCAACCGTCAAACAGTCATTCAAGCCGCTCTTAATGCTTTCGATGTACCGATCATTCGTCGTGTCTTTTCGAACATGTCGAAGATAGATCTGTGCAACGTCAACACTAAGGCGCATGTAGATCGAGGAAATGATTGACTTCTCGTTTGTGATGTTTGAGCGACGACGATCTGAACGATCGCCAAAACTCGCTGCGCCATATGAACGATAGTCAACCACAGGCTGTTCTTGAATACTTCCAGTGAAAGCATCCCATGCGTGCTGAAGACGATTACGGATTCCCACTAGTCACCTCCTTTCAAATATCGAGCCCACAGTTTAGGAGCGAGCAGCGAGGGCGATGGATGCGACCGTGAGACCACCGACGATGGTCCAGTTGACGGCAGCGGCAGCCTTCTCTCCAGAAGTCATCCTAGCCGCAGTCGCAGCATCCGGGTTCTTCATGAGATCGTCGGCCATCTTGTCGTACTTACGAACTGCGGCCTCTGCGGCCGCTCGTCCCTTGGACGAGTAGGTCTTGAATGCCTGACGCTCAAGCTCAACGCCGCGCATACGCTGACGGTCACGAGCATCGGTGATCTCCTTGTTCTTCGCGGCCTTCCGCTCACGACGGGAAGGGGCAGCACCACCGGTACCCGGCTCCTTGCGCACACCCCATCGCATTCCCTTTTTGCCGTAGTGTTTCAGCTCTTCATCAACTTCCACGCCCATATGGGCAAGGTAGCTGTCTACTTCGGTGCTCATTCGAACGCCTCCTTGTTGAGTTTGTAAGCGACCCATGCGTCGACGAGAGCAGCGACATTGTCGATCTTCTGCTCTTGCCGCTTCTTGTAAAGCTTACGGTTTCCGTTGGTGTCTTCGAGAGTGATCGCGTTACCCATCGCCCAGCCCATAAGAGCTTCGTCGAATATAAGCAAGCGCTCACCACTCAGGTGCTTGATCTCCCCCAGAGGGACAGATTCTGTTCGAGCTCCCTGGGGTACTTTCTCGATCCCGAACGGACCGTTCTCAGCTTCCCATCGAGTTACGAATTCCTTCGCGTTGTATGGGTCGTACCCAAAGGCACTGACATCCCACTCATTACGAATAATGTAGGCATCAAGATCGTCATAGACTTCCATCATGTCAAGGGTTGCACCCTCGAGGATATGAAGACTCCCTTCCTTAATGAACTCTTGATACTTCATCTGCATCGCAGCAGGAAGTTTCTGCATCGTAAGAGAGGAGATGTAGCTTCGAGTCTTGATTCCAAACTTCTCGCGGGGGAGCGGGAAGAGGAACGTGAAGGCACAGAAGTCATCACCCTGTGAGAGGTCCGCGCCCATGGCACAAAGCATCCGCCAGAACTTCTGCGGACGGTGAGGGGCGGTCTCTTCGTAGGTGAAGAAGTATGTGTAGCCTTCCATTGGGATGCCAAAGCGCTTGGCAAGGATGTCGTTTCTCGCAGCCGGCGCCTTCTCAGCTCGTTCAACGTCCAGGTGGTACGTCTCGTACGAAACTGTGAATGGTAGATTTGGCTGGGCCTTAAGCCACATCTCCGGCATGCCGACTTCCTCGATCGAGTCGAGTCGGTACCACCAGATTGAGATGTGAGGTGCGACATAGTCCCCACGAAGAATGTCCGTGAGCTCCATTTTGATGGTATCGCCAACACCATTACGAACTGTTCCCTCGGAACTCGTCGCAATGATTAGATAGTCGTCGATGCCGCCCTTTGCGGCGCTCTGTTCAATCGCACCAATGACATCTTCACGAATGTCACCGGAAAGCCACTCATCAACCGTACCGATCTTGCTACGGTATCCCTGAAGCTTGTCGATCTTCATCGGCAGAACTTCAAGAATCGAGTTTGTAAGGAAGTTTTCGATCCCCTTCTTGGTCGACGCAAGCTTAACGCGAGTCATCTTAGAGCCACTGGTTGCGAGGATGGAACCTTCTGTCAAGAACTTGAACAGAGGACCACGAGACCTGGCAATAGCGGTCTTGATCGGAGCAATGACCTCTTGGGCCTGCTTCATTGTCGGCGCGGTCGTAACCTGATGCGTCGTTGAGGGATCGATGTTAAGAAAGTACGCCTGGATACACGAAGCGTACATTGACTTCGCGCCACCTCGGGCAACGATGATGTACTGCTTCCGAACCAGACGGGTTTTGACCAGCTTCTGGACGTAATGTCCGCCGTGATTGTCCTTACTCGGGACGTAGACAGTACGCTCCTCGAAGTAGAACCAGCTCAGAGCCGCTTCAGCCCAGATCTTGAACGTATCGAGGAGATGTAGATCGCTACCGTCCGTGAGTGTGAGCTCACCTTCGCAGTACTTGATGAAACCTTCGATAGCTCCATCGTCGTAGAAGAAGTTCGGATTGGCGATGAGTTCATCGATACGGTTCATCTCCAACGAGATCATCTCGTTTACGGGGATTTCTCCATTTAGTACTTTCTCACGGAACATTCCGTAGTACTTCGGAGTAGCCGTATTGGATAGACCCATCGCCAACCCTCCTTTCTATTATTTGAGTATGTCTCGGACCACCTTGATAGCCGACTGACCAGCAGGACTTCTCACGAAGTTCACTGCGGCGTTCGCCGTACCACCAACAGCAAGGATCGTTGCTGCGATTGACGTTCCGGTCTTGATCTTCTGAAGCGCAGTGCGAGACTGCAACTCATTGTTGGTCTTTTCGAGTTGAAGCCGCTTGTTGAGCGCCTCGAGCTCGGCATTGGACATCTGCGAGCGAGGCTTGGCCTTGAGCTGCCTAGACTTCGCGTGGTCTTCGGAGACAACCTTACTGGTCACTCGTCCATTGGCTCCACGCTCTCGAATAACACCCCACTTCATCCCCTTTTTGCCGTAGTGCTTCAGCTCGCCAGGAACTTCGACACCGTAGCCGGCGAGAATATCGTCAGCGATGGCCATTACTCTTCTCCTACCACAGGTGTTGGGACCGGATCCGCTTCGACCATTAGCGTCCACTCCAGCTTATCGGCCTGCTTTTCAAGCGAGGTTACGAGGAAGCCGTTGGTGGGAGGATCGAAGGTTAGCCGGACTCGGATGTAGATGTACGTCTTGACTGCCTCGAGATTTTTGCTGTCACCGATGAACTCGGGCCAGAGGTTGTTCTCGTCGTCGATCGTATAACCCTCGGGAGGGCCAACATTGATCTGATTCAGGTTGAAGAAGACGCTGTTGATAAGGATCTTGATGTCCAAATCATACGTGGTGTCGTCCCATTCCTGACCAAGCATCTGCTTGATGTCATGCAGAATACTATTAGTCACCTGGGCCACAGGACCCTCCTTTCTTAGTTACCACAGCTTTGTATCACCAGGACGACGCTCCACAAGCGGTAGCCTGAGAAGAGATTTGTCCCCGTAATGGATAGCATTATGGGTGTTGTGGGTTGTTGTTATGAGATTATCGGGATCTGTAATAAGCGGATGTCCCGCTTCCAGATGCTCGACAGTCATCGGAATGATGTGGTGGATAATCGCTCGTTCACGGATGTCAAACCCAGGAATACCCAGATCGCACGCTTCGTCTCGGGCAATTATATCGTGTCGGAGGTCTCGCCATTCACGAGAACGATAGAATTGTTGGTTCATCCACCGTTCAAATCCGAAAGTCGACTCAGCTACACGAGCTTTAAGTGCGAGGTATTCGAATCGCTCTTCGAACGTTTTAAAAGCAAGAAGTTCGGGATATGACCTAGTAGTCATCCTCATCCTCCTCTACACTACCGCCCTTGTACTCGGTAAACGCCTTCATAGCGTTCTCGAGAAGGGTTTCCATCTTGTTTGCAGAACCGGCTTGTGCGATCTTCGCTTGAGCGAGAAGACTCTCATGCTCTAGACGAGCTAGTTCTTTTCTCTCTCGAACAGAGTTGGCCTTCAGGAAATAAGTGATTACCTGGGCTGATGCCGTACCATCCGAAAGCTGTTGTTCAGCCAGATCAAAGGCAAGAGAGCCTAGCTGCTGTTCACGAGCCTCGGGGGTCGTAGCCGGTCGCCGGCGAGGCCTGCTGTTTCCAGCGTTATCGCGCTTGGCGACCATAGGTAATCACCTCCTTAAAAAGTTTAGGGTCCGCAGAGTCCCCCAGAGGGACCGCCAGTTCTCCACGCTGTCCACCCGAATAGACAAGCGCCTCTTGAAAGGAGAAGGGCTGATGAACCCCTTGGTTTTGAGAACTGACGGTCCTTCTAGAGGACTCTGCGGACAGGGATCACTCTTTTTTAAAGATGATCGGAATGTCTTTTGTGTTTCGTGGCTCAAGGATCGACATCTTGGTCTTGATCCGATCCGGCCACCACCTGTATGCTGCGAGAAGAACAGCGAGCGAAGTGGTGGCGAATGCCACATAGCCGTAAACTACGATTCGGAGCAATGTGCTCCAGCTGAATACATCCGGTGGGGGAATTGGTCTTACATAACTGCTTGCTAAGGGATCGATGAACGTCCCCACAAACGAAAGCAAGATCACACCGACAAGAGACAACATAAACCGGAAAATGAACTTGCCGGCGGTAGTTGTGCTAGGGTCGAACAGGATGTAGTACGCGATTACGAATACTACAATTGCGAAGGAAATGTATCCTACGAGAATCCGTCCTGTGACCATCATAAGGCTGTTGACGAATTCGAAATCCATCAGTATATCTCCTTAGGCCGCAAAGTGAATTCGAAATCCGTACCAAAACCGTTCTTACCAGTACGCCACTCGAGATAAGATGCGATGGCATTCATCCGCGGTCCTTCTCTCTTGAGTGTCGCATTGATTTCTTCGGTCTGCTTGTTCAGATCCTCAGGATCGACACGTTGAGCAAGTCGAAAGCGCTTTTTCATCACGTTTCAACCTCTCTTCGTTTAGGTGTTGTTTCCTCGAAGAAGTGTTTTACGATTTCGTTGGCAGTCACTTGTTTATCCAAAGCCGACGCAGTTGTAGCGAGAGTATTAGATTGTTTAGTTGCTGCATCTTCTAGTCTCCGGTATCTTCCGCCGGGAACCCACCACTCACGGAATGCTCCGATTACGATGAGCAGGCAGAGTCCAAGGAATAGAGACCAACCTCCAACGTTCACCCAGTCGCGCGCGATAATGGCGCTAATAGGATCTACGGGTTCGCCAGTCGCGAAGACCGACGTCAAGAAAAAGTGCTTCATGAAGCGGCCTCCGATGACTTGCGTGTAGGGTAGGCCAGAGGGCCGGCGCTGGGGGGAGCAACCGGCCCTCTGGGGCATTACTTGAGTCCTTCTGCGAACTCGGCGTTCAGACGCGACTGTGCCTCGAGGTACTCTGCAAAGTACTCCTTGGATACGCCGCCCATAGGCTCAGGCTCGGGCTCAGGCTCTTCTCCCGGATCAGGCTGAGTGGGAACCACCCAACCGAGCTTCTCGAAGAGATCGTTGCGAGCCAGATTACCGTCGGTGTCTCCGTAAGTCCGAGGACTACCAGAGTAGTTGCCGGGAACCTTCTCCTTAGACGTGTACTGCCAGATGATTTCGTCACCAACCGGGTTGGCCGATGCCTCAGGATCACCAGAGTTCCGGCCCCATGAAGCAAGCCACGGAAGCCATCCGAGATCTTCCAGCGGAGACCAGTCGAGCGCGTTGTACAAGCTCAGGCTCAAGTAGAAGAGACCGTTGATTCCGGGGTAGTGCTTCCGGAGCTGAATAACGAAACGAACGGCTTCGTCAACAGTCCACGGATCAGTGTCAGTGTCTTCCTCGCGCTCGATGTCCATGGCAGCTACGTCACCAGGACGAAATGCCGAGTTGAGCTGGAAGAAGTCAGCACTGCTCTCAGGAGTGACGCCGTTCTCGCGCCCATTGAACCAGTAGTGGATGTTCTGCACTACACCGGCCACGCGAGCGCGATCGATCTGGTCCTTGTACCGGGGAGCAATATAGGGAGAGTCGCTGGCATTGCCACCGCCGAACTTGATTCCCGAGCGTCGACCACCCTTCGAGAAATATTCCGCGAAGTCGAAGCCACCCTGCGTGGTGCCGAGGTCTGGAAGGAAGAAGTATCCTTCTGGTGCCGGCGGGAAGACGGGGATAACGACGGGCGTCGGAGTCGGCGTTGGAGTCGGAGTCGGAGTCGAGGTGGCCTTCGCGATCTCGGCTTTCGCAGCCTTGATGAGGAAGCCGCTGGTGTATCCACCAGGAAGACCATCCTCCAGACCATCGTACCCGTACTTCTTCGCCCACTGCTGGAGGAAGTATCCGTAGTTGGATGGAGCATTCTGGTCTAGGTTGTGTGGGATACCATCGATGTCGTAGTCGCCCGGCAGATAGCCGCGCTTCTTACCGAAGAGCTGCATGCCTTTGACGGAGCGCTCACCGAAGTCCTTGTCGACGGGACCCGTGCCACCCTCGACACCACCGTAGAGCTTGAGAGCGTTGAGCATCTCTTGCATAGCACCCATGGCATCGGGTGAGAGCTGCCACCAGTGGTAGTTGACGAGACCCGGAGTCGTTGCTCCACCGCCGCCAGCCGTACCGTTCCTCGCTGCCTGAATGTCAGGAGCAGGGTCGGAGTTCTGTCCAGAGTAGATGTGTTCCCAGTCGTTGGCGTCATCTTCAGTCGTGTGGATGTGAGGACCACTCCAGCTGCTGCCAGGGTTCTCACCCCAACCTGCTACAAGGCCGACCTGGTCTCCAGGGTAGAGACGCGTTCCCTTGTTGGGTCGAGTACCAACCTTGAGGTGCGCCCAGCCGATTGCTCGACCGTCACGAACTCGAGTTGCCGTGACGCAGTATCCGAGGAATGAAGAATAGAGATCACTCTGTGTAACAATACACTCTTCATAAGCCACAACCGGCTGACCGGCGCTTCGACGGTAGTCTGCGCCTCGGTGAGGACTTGGTCGACCCACGGTAGAGCCGAACGGATCAGTTAGGGTTGCGTAACAATCCACTACTGCCGCGTTTGCCATTGGTTCACCTACCTTCTTAGTGAGTTACCAACTGTCTTAGGACAATTGAGTTGAGTTTGACCCCACTTTCAAAGGGTCCTTTTGAAGCTTGTCCCCCGGAAAAATCCCCCCGGGGAAATATCAAAGAGTCACGCGATGCAGGAGGGGGGCCTAGTGTGCGGACCCCCCTCCCCCGGTCTGTCAAGTTCTTGCGAACCTTTCAGAATTTTCGGTCACCTTTACGTGAACGCCGGATACATTTTCTTTTACAATCTCATCGATCGCATCAGAAACTGCGACATCCTGATCAGCTTCTGACATTTCGTCTGAAGTGATCACCACCCTGCCGAGGAGGGCTAGGGTAAAGTACCCGGAGCTCTCATCATACTCGCGCCATTCATCCCAATGAGTGAATGGATTCCAGGGATTGTCGATAGTAGTCAGCATTACATCTTCTGTTGCCATGTTCAATCCCTTCTATGCAAGTGCGGAGGATAGGGTGGAGCCAGGGACACCGAGGGCATCGGCAATCTCTGACTGGGTGTAACCACTAGCAAGCATTGCTCTAGCACGGGCCATCTTGGTGTCCGTCATAACAGTGCGTTCTCTAGGGGTGGCGAGTTGTTTAACATGGTCGGCCTGTGCATTGGCGAGCAGGGCGTTCAATACGTTAGTACTGATGGCGTTGTTCTGCACGGCCTCCCATTCACGCTCGGTAAACGTAACAGATTCCTTCTTCGCACCAAGACGCATGCGAGCCTCCTCCAAACCTAGACGTGCCGCTTTCTTAAGCTGCTCGTTTGTAGCCTGGGGGTTAGCCTTCTTCTTTGCATCGGCGGTAGCTTTTGCAGCGATTCGGGCCTGTCGCTCGAGGGGGGCGTTCTTTTGGGCTACATTAAGCTTAGCCTTCAAGGATGCAACCTCATGAGCATAGGTCTTCTTGGCAAGGGGGTTAACTGAGACGGGCTTGATTACCAGGGCTTCCTTACGAGCCCGGTTAGCAAGGGACTTCAGACGGTTAGCGTGGTCAGCATAAACCGCTTCCATGGGGGTTCCCGAGGAAAGGCTATGTGCATCCTTAGCTTCTGCCATCTTAGTGGACTTCTTACCAGGCTTAGGTACTTCTACCTCAGTGACCTGACCAGTGCGCTTGTTGACCTTCGTCTTAGTGTACGTCTCACCAGAGTACGTCCACATCTTCTCACCCGTAACAGGATCGATAGGACCACCGTCTTTAGCAGAGCGGGGCTTACGATCCAGAACAGGCTGCTGAGACTTAGCCCTTGAGATGATAGTAGCAGCACCAGACTTGCCCGTTTCGGGATCGTACTGGTACTTCTTCTTCAACTGCGCAATGTTATTGTCCTTCTCAGACCTCTTGTAATCGAGATTGTGCTTCTCAGCATCAATCACCACCATAGAGTGACGGACAGCACGAGCAAGTTCGGCATGGCTAGCCTTCTTAATCGTCATATCCGTGATCAGATTTGAGACAACACCCATCTCTTTTTGCTTACCCTTAGGCGTCATACCATTGGTCTGTTCGCCCTTTGGTCCCTTAGGCAGACTGTAGTCGGCTTTGGGATCGAAGTTCTTCAGCCCATCCAGAGGAGGCGACGTCTGAATCTTCTTGTTATTGTTAGGGATGACCAAGACAGTATCGCCATCGAAGTCGGCACCAGAGAGTCGTTCTGCAACCCTACTGTTAATACCGACCGCGTCCTGTGCCTGCTTGAGGACAGAAAGGGCTTCCTTGTTCTTGTTGTTTACCGTGAGCTCAGGAATCTCGAATATGCCACCGTGAGGGTGACGAACGAGAACGACCTTCTCACCGTTCCGGAAGTTAGGCGCGTAGACCTCTCCATCCTTGAGCGAGTTAATCGGCAGGATAACCTGCGACCTGGTACGAGGCAAGCCAGCTGCCTTGAGGTGGACGGCTGAAGAGTCGGCGCCATCAGCAAACTCTTCGAGAAGCTTCTTCTTAACGGCCGGATTCGTAAGGGCGAGAATCTCATCGAGATCGTCCTGCTTCGTCTTGAACGTAAGATCGAGCTGCTGCTTAGCCAACTGAGGAGTCTGCTTTGAAAGCATCTGCGAAGAGAAAGTCTTCGACCACTGATTCCAGCGCCCTTCCTCATTCACAGCATCACCAGTACCGACACGGTTCAGCGGAGAGAGTTGCTGCTTTCCGTTCTTGTCAATATAGGTGCGCTGAGAAACCATGGAACCGAACGGCATCTTTTCATCAATGTAGTCGGGATTCTCATCGTCTCGTTCTAGCTTCTTCATGGCGTCGAGCTTGTTGCTCGTTTTCGACTTATTCGTATTGAATACGATGTCTACACCATCAGGCATCTTATCGGCGTACATCGCCATACCCTTGAGATAGTGCGTTCCATCAACTGCAATACGAACCTGAGCGTAAGCCTTACCGCCCAGAGAAAGATCTTCCACGCCACGACGCATCTGAATCACACCATCCATATCCGCTCCGCCATCTTCAGCGTAACGAATACCAATCCTCTTTGAGGAGAAGTTCACAGGAGGCATGGTCGGCCGATACTGACCAGAGTCGGCATCGTAGTGAGCAGCAATCGTCTTGATCTGCGAGGGGTCACCCTTCAGATCCTGGTACGTCTTGTCAGGACGAGCAAGGACCATGACATTGGTTTCCTTGTCGCCGTGAGTCGGCACCTTGTGGTAGAAGACCTGGTAGCCTTCGTCCTTGAGCATCGCGATGGCGACCTGCTTCTTCGTGTTGCTGACACCGAGGTAGTGCTCGATACCAGTACCCACATCGATATAGCCATCCTCGTCAACACGACGCTTGAGGAAGTCAGCAGTCTCCTGAAGACGATTGGCGCGCTCGAGAAGAGCCGGGTTGAGACGAGCTCGAACTGTAGACTCATTGATACCGAGCTGCCTTGCGATCGCCGTGTTCGACATGTTTTTATCATGCATACGGCGAATCTGATCGATCTCCTGCTGACGAGTAGCCGTAACAGCAATCGTCTGCATGGCACGAAGTTCTGCGCTCGACTTAAGGCCAAGGGCCTTGACGATGTCACCTTCCTTCATACCTTCACGCTTCATATCCTTGACATAGTCGAGGAATGCTTTGTGTCGCTGGTGCGGATCCTTACCAGAACCCCAAGGATATCGGCCTGAGTGTCGAGGAGTACCGATGTGAGCAAGTTCATCATTATCGTCGATCTCGGCGAGATGCTGATAGAACTCTTCAATATCTTTGAACTGGGGGTCAGTCGCGCTCACAGCAGTGCCTCCAATCGAGCGTTGTTGATGATGTCGTCGAATTCTTTCATCTTCGCCATAACGTTGAGAATATCCACAGGGTCGATCTCGAATCTATAGATCATGTCATTCTGGTAGATACGGGCATCGATCTCGATCTCATTGACGTCTACTTCGTACTCAAGGCAGAAGAGAGCAATATAGACCCAGAGCTGACGCTCCGACGATTTGGTCGATCCTGTCTTCAGATCGAATACGCGAAGGCGCATCTTCTGAGTACGAGGGTTGATACGGAAGTCGATCGCATCTGCAGTACCGAAACAGTTGTCCGAGAAATATAGAACCTGCTCAGGCTGCATCTTATGTCCGATGCAATCGTTGACGTAAGAATTCAGCGTTTGTCCAGTATCGGGAAGTTTAATTCCCAGTTTGATCAGCTGAGCTGCGAGTTCGTGCTTCTCTGTTCCCAGAGCGGCAGCCATCGCAGTGGTGAATCGTTCACGAATCTTGTCGGTATCGTAATTGATCCAATGGTATTGGGACGCGCTCATGAACGCGTGTTTGCCTACTAGATTGTAGTGCGGCAGGAATTGAAATTTCATCAGTTCTCTCCTAGTCGCATGGACTAACCTTTGAAGTACTCTGAGAGTTCCTTCAGTACCTGGTCTTTGTTCTCGGGATAAATGAAGGATCCGTAAGAGTTCTCATCCGCGTAAGCCACATACCATGGCTGGTTTGGTCGAGGCCTCTCGTTCTCAGATTTCTTCACTTCAAGAAGAGCCCAACGGTTACGCCACAGAATAAGCAAATCGGGAATGCCCTGTCTGTAGTTCGCGTCGTTCTTCATGATGAGGCACTTCGGGAAAATAGCCTCAAGATCTTTAACCAGGCGGTCTTGGAATTTGCCTTCCGGCGTTCTTGCCATTAGTGACCACCGTTTCAAAAATTGAAAGGACGATCACGAGTGCGTGATATCCTGTTCCTTCTATCATAACGTGCGTTTTCTGTGCTACCCAAATGATTGGGCACTTGGAGGGGTCGTGGCCACTTACCCACTTTTGAACACGAATTTGTAAACTTGTATAGAAACCCCAAAAATACTCTCAGAATAAGTTTATAAGGAAATAAGTGGGTAAGTGGGCAGATTGGCCAAACGAGTGGCACAACTTCCGCCTAAATAAAGGGCAAGAAGGGGTATGAAAACGCCCAAAAGTTTGGGTACGAAAGTGGGCAAAAGTGGCCATTTAGCCCACTTAAGTGGGCAGAGCCTCCGAACTTTTGGCCAATAGTGCCCACAAAAATTTTTCATAAGTGGGCAAATGGCCAGAAAGTGGGCAGAGATTTGGGCGAAAATGCCAAAAAGAAAGCAGTAGTATTGCGTACTAATGCCTCCCTTTTGGGTTACTTCTTGTGATTCTTCCAGAATGCATCGTAGTAGAGTGTCTGCTCGTGGGCGTCTGCGTTCAGGTAGAACGGCATCTGGGTGAGGTCATTCCACGTGTCCTGCATGAAGTCCTCAAGGTCCGTGTGACCGGACTTGTTGAGTCGTTCGAGCTGTCGCGTGAAGTACCACATACCAGAGATACCGAGCACGATGAGTGCGGCGCCAACGATCAGGTTGATCTTGTCTGCGGTGTTCATGATGGTTTCCTTTCAAGAGGGTTCTCAATATAAGCTCTGTAATCTACGCGCGACAAAAAGAAAGGGTCTGTTACGACCCCTCCTTTCTTAGTCCTTGATGGTGACAGTCGGTTCGTAGTGCGGGATGCTGTTCTCGAGGATGTCCTGGATGACGCGTTGAGCGCTTTCCGGTTCGTGGAAAACACCAGGTACGTCGTCCAGTTCAACTTCGACAGTCAGCGTAATGCGCTTACGAGGCATGATTGTTCCTTTCGTTGGGTTCTCACTATAAGCTCTGTTTCCTACGCGACAAAAAGAAAGGACCCGGTTTTTACGCGGGCCCTCTCTTCTTACGAGAAGTGTGACTTGTTGAAGGTTTCGATGATGTAGTCGTTCACGTCTTCATCACTCATGACACTGAAGTCAGGCCCGGTGAACTCGAGTACAGTCTCCCATTCGTCGTCTACCAGCACGTAAAGTGCGGAGCCGTCGGGGAGAATGAACAAGTGTCCAGGGCGAGTCTTCAGAAGTTCACGGATGATGGTGTCGGATGAAGAGCGGACCATGGTGGTTCCTTTCAAGAGGGGTTCTCACTATGGTCCCTGTATTTC